AGTTTAGTCTCAATTCTGGCAACGGCAACACTGTTCTCATTTATCTTTGCCTGTTGTTGCGTAACCGTTTCCTTGAGTGTATTGACCCGTTCACGGTATGTGGCAAAGGTAGCAAAAGGGCTGCCTATCGCCGCTACCATTATGATTATCAGCCAATAACGCTTTAACAGTATAAAACCGTTATTATTGTTTTTTGTCGTCATGGTTTCATAATTTCCTTAATTTGTTGTAAATACTGTTTTCGTTTCCTGGTATATTCATCTTTGCTTATATTGCCGCTTTTTAACCTTTGAGCAATATCCAGCATTTTGCTGCTAATTTCTTTGGCCTGTCGTTTTTTATCGAATAGTTTGAATTTCTTTTGTTCCTGAACGTCTATTGCCTGTGTGCGAAGTCCGAATAATGTATGTGCTGTGGTTTCGGGTAATGGCCGGACTTTGCCCGTCTTGCTCGGCTTTTTCAATACAGCTTGTTCAAGTTTATCCCAGTACAACCCTTTAGGGGCAAGGGATGGCGTAAGACTTGTCCAAAAATATTTGAACATCTTGAGGCTTTTTTCTTTGGTTGTATCGGTTTCCTTATAAATTTCCCTATCCGTCCATGTCGATTTATTATGTATTAGGTCCGAAGCGATTTGAAAAAACGGGTTGGTTATGGCTGATTCGAGTACTCCTCTGCTACTTGCGTTGGCAAGTTCTCCCCAGGGCAGAATATATGTCCAGTCGAAAAATCGCAGGTCTCCGTTGTTATCCCGGTAGGGCATAAGCATATAACTGCCGTTTCGCATATATTCGGGCAAAACCTTAGTTATTTCGCTGTAATCCTTGTCTGTAAGGTTCAATTTTGCAAGTGAGTACTGTGTTGTCATTTTCGCAATCAATGGATATTTTGCTATTGTATGCGGTCTTGCTGTTGCGGCCTCAATAACTCGCGGCAGGGCTTTTCTCGGAAATGTATAAAACGGCATAACCCGCCGTGCTATATTTATCTCCCATCGCGTCAGGTCTCCGTAATCAAAAAGCCATTTATTTGCTTCCTGTACCGCGTCCATCACCGATTTGCCTTGGTCACGCTGCTGGAGATATTTCATGAATTTGTTTATAAATTCCTCGTGTTGGTACATTTTAGCGGGTTCGCGAACTGCCTTTTTTACGCCGCCGCGAACCGCATTTATCGCCTTGCTAAAGTCGCTGCCTTTGGTCTGTGTTTTGAGAATATCATCAAGTAGTTCCCCTTTTAATTGCGTTGTCCTCGCAAAGTAATGTTTTGCTGTTGTGTATTCATCGCTGTTTTGTTTGTAATGTTTGAACGCTTTAATTGCATATTTTGCTTGCTCCCCATATCCCATACCACTAAGGTCCAACAGTATTTTGTTGGAAAATTTATTACGGAAATGTGTTGCTGGATTGAGTACTACTTTGCCAAGTTTCCACGACCCGATTAAAGTATCATATATCTGCTCAAACCCGGTGCGCGTCCGTACAATTTCCGTAACATCATCATAAATTCGCGGATTTACCCATTTTTCCCGCAATGCGCCTAATGCTTTTGTATCACCCAGTTGTTTGAATCCCGGGATTGGAATGTTGCTCGTCCATTCGGGATTTTGGGCTGCAAACTCAAATAATTTTCCCGTTTCTATATCCGCGCCTTCCTGGATAAGTCTTTTCATTACCGGATACGCCGGTTCCTTTATTTCGCCCATCATTTTCCGTACTTCAAATGGAATTGGTTGCCGTTGTTTGGCATAATGCGCACGAATACGTTGGGGACTCCATCCGTAAAATTGTTTTTCAAGCACACTAACCTCTTTGCTTGTATACATCCGCGGCATATATTTAAGGCCGCCTGCGGCAATATCCGATTGTTTGAGTTGACGCGCAATATCATCAATGTTGGTTTGCAATTCTTCGATTTTTGAAGCTTTACCTGGAAACCGTCTTTGCATAGAACCTATTTTTCTCAACAACGGTGCCTTGCCAATTATTTTACTATCTTCTATTTGTGAAGCAATTTTAAGTATATCGTTCAGTGTTTGATTAACATACTGAGAAACTTTAGGATTGATTGTAGCGGCCTGTTTTAAGATTTCGGTTGCTGCCTTGTTTCGTGATGCTCTGTCCATCTTTTCTAAAGACAAAATCTTTTTGCCTAAAATCGTAAGCCTTTTATCGCCAGGCGCAAAATCCATCAACGTTGTTATCTTCTTTGCTAAAGGACTGCCGGTGCTAACTTCAATGGCAGCATCAATAAAATCATCTCCGGCAGTAACAAGTTTTTTGCCTCTTCGTTCTGCCTTTATTGCAACATCAATAAATTTATCTACTAACCGTTTTTGTCTATTCACATCTGGTGTAAGTTTTTCAACTAATTTCAATAAGGTTTTTTGGTATGGCACTTCTTTGAGTTTTTCTATTTCTCTGACTAACTCAATCTTCTTTTGCATCAATGCCGCAACGCGTTTTTTTGGTAATTTCGTAAGGTATGTTTCCTTTCCAAGAATGCCGAGATTTTGCAATTCTCTTGTTGTATGCTCAAACTCAGCAATAATAGGATTCGCTTTTTCGGCCAGTTGTGGTTTTGTGGTAATACCCCCTTTGATAATCTGGCCGATTCTCAGTTTCACTGCTTCAGGCGTTATCTTTTTACCCGTCTGTTTTGTCAGTTCCTGTGCGAGTCTTTTGATGTCTTTTCCACCGACAGATTTGCCCAGTTCTGCGGCTTGTTCGGTTCTTGCACCCATCTTGGCCCGCATTATCAATTTGCCTTTTTGCCATTCCGGCAATCGTGCCTGTGCTATTTTTTGTGGTATCCCGGTCAACTTTGCTGTTTTGCTGATTCCTTGCAGCAATTTGCCAAAAACCATCGGGTCAACAAGAAAACTTGTTGCCATATCCATTCCTTTGCTGTAATAACCCGGCGCTTTTTCTCCCGTAACGGACTCATAATATCCGTCCCAAAAATCGCCATACGTCTTGACTTCTTTCGGAACATCCGCTCCCGGAATCCACGCCTTGCCGACCGCTTTCATACCTGTGCCCAGGGCCTGCAATTCTTTTGTGGCTTCTTCTTTGGTAAGGTCAAATCGTGGTCTGAATAAATTCCCAAAACTCGTAGATTGTCCTCGTGCCTGCAATGTCTCTTTTCTTGCCTCTAATGCAGTGGCCGCAGGCGTTGCAATCGTATAACCTATCCGCTCGTAAGGCCATACAATTAACCCAAGACCCTTCCACAATCCCGCCCCCCCGATAGACATCATTCGTTTTATAAGCGGTACATCATTGTCCTTTTGTGGCTTTCGTTCGGCAAGTTCCTTGAGCGAATAGCCTTTTTGTTTTTCACCGCCGGCAAGTTCGGTTATAGAAGCCATTATCATTTTTTCCAATATGGTAATAACTCATCAGAATTAAGAATCTCACTAAAAGTACTGCCTTTATTTACGGCTTGATTTACAAGTTGCATCAATTCCAACGGCAACGAAGGCATTATTTCACTCAATTTATCTCCGGCCTGTTGTTCTTCCTGTTTAGCCCACCAGTCAGGTGCTGACGGTTTTTCTTTTTTCTCGGTTTCGGCAGGCCATTTCCTGCCGATAATTCCGCGTGCTTTCGGCGCCAGATTTTCCCACTCCGGCCCGAGTGTTCGCAATACATGGTTTACGGCATCTTCGCGCGACCCAAATGGAATTGTAGTACCGAGCATATCCGTTGCGCCGCCGGCCTCCAGCTCGCCCAGGGTCTGTTGAATCCGTCCCTCTGTAAACGGTAATTTAAGCGGTTTTGGTTTTTTTCTTTGCGCAGTCAATGCTTTAGTTGCTCCTATCCGCGACTGCAGGTATTCCTGTTGCAGGGCCGCTTCCGGGTCTGCCAGTCTTGCTATTCCCAAAGCTTCTTGCATCGGGCGTCCGGCCAGCAATGTCTTTTGAAGTAATTGTATTGGTGTCAGTTGGACGCCTTGCATCATTCCTGTTTCGGTCGGCTGGCCCCCAAGCCAGCCTTCCGTCAAATTCTGTGCGCCGCCCGGAGTAAATATATCTTCTCCCCCGGCAGTTGGTATTTGCGGTGGGGATAAACTTTTAGCCAATTCAGCCATTTGCTGTTGTTGCTTTTTTTGACCGTAGTATTGACCTAATCCCTGAGCAAGCATCATCAGGCCTTCCTGCAAGGCTCGTCCTGCTCGTTCCGAACCTGCGGGCGCCGGTATTATCGTTGCCATGTCAGTTATCCCTTACATCTATTTTTTGATTAAGTTCTTTTACGGCATTTACAAGCAAGGCTATTACCCCATCATATTTAATAAATTTTATGCCGTTTATTTCTACGACAGCTTCCGGCAGAACCTTTTCCAGGTCCTGCGCAATAAGTCCCGCTTCCCGTTCAGCCTGTGGCTTCCAGATGTAATGAAAAGTTTTTCCCTCCAGTTGTTCGACCTTTTCAAGGGCATTTTCTACTGGTTCAATGTTGTCTTTGAGCCGTCTGTCAGACGCTGCCTTCGCTCCGAAATAAGCGCCGCCGCCCTGGGCTGCCGCACCTGCCAGAGTCTCAAAAGTACTCGGCTTGTAGAATCCTTGGAACCCGATATTTTCAAAGGCTGGTGTACCCAGTACCAGCGAAGCAAATCGTTGCAACCAGGGGTTTTCATAAGGTTGCGCTTCGCCCCATTGTTGTTGTTGAGCTTCAGCCGTTTGCTGTCTTAATGCTTGTTCCATTGCACCCATGAACCCCATTTCACCTAATCCGCCGGCTGCCAACTGTTGTCCTTGTGTCGCAAGTTGACCCGGAAGTTGAGCGAAACTGCCGGCCAATCCTGCCCCCTGCATCTGCCGGTTAAGGTAGTTTTCACGGTCGCTTTGTAGAATGCTGCCAAGCTGACCGGACAGCCCCAGCCCCAGGCTTTCTGCGCTTCTGGCTAATGCCCTGTTAAGGGCCCCATCCGAAAAAGATTCCTTAAGGCCGGGTATAATGTCCCGCTGCCATGTCTGCATTGCAGGGGCCTTGAAGCTCTGCTCCCAGTATTCCTTTGCGCCTGTAGGGTCGTATGGCTGACCGGCAGATTGCAGTATTTGTTGACCTATACCAAGAAAATCCTGCCCTTGTGCAGGGTCGAATCCACCATAAGCCTTTAGTCCGGCGCGTATGCCAGGCTCATAACCGCCAGCCATTCCAAGGGCCTGTTCCTGTAAAGGCCCAAAAGGAGCTACCCTTTCGCCCTGATACGGCGTTATTCCCTGGCCGACCTGAGGGGTAAGCTGGCCGGTAAGAGAATCCAGAAATTCTCTCTGGCCTGGCGTTAGAGTTTCGTGTTGCTGTACCTTTTGACCAACAGGACCGCCGCCTTCATATCTCCGGCTGCTTAACGGGTTTGTCGGCATTTGAAACATCATGCCGTTTCGGATTACCGTGATTGTCTTGTCCATTGATTTCATTGGTCACCTCTAATAAAATATGCTTTGAGCGTCTTATTCCCAGCTTTTCATACTCGCTTGGGACACCCGGATTAAGTGTTAAAAAATGAATTTCTTTTTTTAAGTCAGGCCCTGTTGGCAAACTGAACAGAAAATCTCTTGTTTTTTCCAAGATACGGCTTCTTAGCATAGGCACTGGAGTTTGATATTCCTTGTCCAACGCGAAAAACTTCACAAAGATTATGGCGTCAATTGCGTCAATATCGGCCCAAAGAACACCTTTTATCTTGTTGCTTATATCTATTAAAACATAAAGTAAGGTCAAAGGACTGGTCGTAAACAATTGGCCGAACCTGTATATTCTGTCAATCTTTGCCGCATCCATGTCTTTGGCACTCTCGAACAATGAACGCGGTATGAGACAAAAATTGTATATCCGAACAAATTGTAAATTGTCTATGTCAGGCAACTTTCAATCCCTTCAATCTTTTCTCGGCCTCTTTCAAACCATCCTGCCGGTACTGCAGATAACTGCACACCTTGATTTTCTTAATGGCGTTGTGAAGCCGTCCCCATGCTTCCTGCAGTGTCGGTGCCTTTGCCGTAACGGCGCCAAGGATACCATCCGAACCGGCACACTTGATACCGGAGCCGCTGGAGTAAATGTCCTGTGCCCAGAAGAACGGGTAATCCGTGAGATTGCCCATAATCGAAACATCTTTGGCAAAGTCGTCGCGCAGGGATTTTACTGCATAAGGAAACGGCGGTATGGTAAGCCTTTCGCTTGCGGCAAAACCGTTACTGAAATTTACATCAAAGTCTTTTTTGAAAAAATCCGTTATGCTGCCCGAAAGCAGTGTCAAAAGACAAAACAGCGCATCGTAGCCCAGTCTCGGCGTCCATTCGAGAAAATACGGCTTGCCCTCGCTGATAATACAATTGGCGTCACACGGGCCGATATAGCCTGCCGATTTGAGCCACTGCGCCATTTTTACCATCATAGGGACAACTATGGTGCTGTGGTCTTTTTCAATCCAGACGGTATTGCTCTGGCTGCCTATGGACGGGCCTTTGTTGCCGTCCATAAACCTTTTGCTTTCAATAGTGCGGTTAAAATGCACGGGGCCTTTTGTGTTCACCCATACTTCGGTGGATATTTCCGTTCCGTCAATCTTCTTTTGAAGGATATAATCGCAGTTATCACCTATTCTGGCCTGGTATTCCCCCTGCATTTTTTCGGCAAGCTCACCTGTGAACTTCTCGACATAAGTAAGGTCAAGGTCCTGGTTGTTCTCCGGTTTGAATACCCATTTGTCTTTGCGGCCTTTCAAAAAAACAACGCCTTCGGTCAGCGTTTTGAACCGGTGCGTTTCGGGTATTGCAAAACCCATTTTTTCGGCAAGTTGTGTTCCCTTGCTGCGGTCAAGTTCGATTTCCTCTGTTGCCGCTGCGGCGCCGATTACCCTGTGGTCTTTTTTGAGCTTGTCGGCTACAGGCCCGAACACGCTCGGCAGGTTCGGTTTAAGGCCGAACATCTTCAAAAGAATTATATCGTACTTTGCCTTTTCGTTCGGGCGGACAATATCGAAAACAACAATATCGGTATTCTTTAGTTCCCTTTTCAGATTCGCCGCCGTTATCTTCGGTATAATGCCTTCGTAATTGCCCCTGTACTGTGGGTTATGCAGGTAAATACCTGCGTCAACGCCCTCGCGTCTCAGCCGGTAAACCACCGGCAACGTATCGCCGCTTGTGCTGAAAAATAGCATTTTCATACTCTATTTCGGAAAGACCTTTACCCGTACCGTTCCTTCTGCAAGATTAACGGCGCCGCCGGTATTGTTGTTAAGTCGCACCGTCACCGTATCGGCTGCCGTAACATCTGCTGTCAATGTCAAGTCCGTTGTGTCTAATGAAAAACTCGCTCTTGCGAAATCGCCTAAATTCGCACCGGTAACAGTCACGTCCATTGATTCACCGGCACCGTCCGCAATACTGCCGGGATTCCACGTTGCCGACACCTGGTAGCCCAGCAGGTGATTGACGCACCTGGCGACGTCCGCGTATATTTGCTCCAGTTGCATTACAAACAACTTGATATAATCCCGCAGGGGCTTTTTTTCGTCCCAGTCGGTCAATCTCTGTGATTGTTTGAGTTTGTCCATATATCAACCTCTCCTTCCCGAACGCTTCATCCAGGGTACTATCGCGTGTATGCGCGGTCGCTGTGCAATTGCATCATTGCTTATTTTTATCCGGTGAAAGTCCGCTACCTGGCCCACGTGTATGCGCTTCCAGACCTTGTCACCGCCTGAACCGGCGGTATCTTCGCAGGTGATTGTTTTTGTCAGGTATGATGTGGTTCGCTGATTGATATAGAAGTCCACATCGAAGGATATGGTGTCATCGACATCTACCAGAAAATCTATAAATCCGAAACTGGCTTTTTGCCCGCCCTCACCGTAAGGGTTCCATCTGCCGCTTTGGGCCTCGAAGGCTATTGCACTGCCGTTATCGGCGCCGCTGTCGTTGAGCTTGTAAACATACCCGTCCCGGCAGCCCATAAGCGTTATCGGGAACCCCGCCATAAGCTCCTTATCGTCAAAGGAGTAGTCAAGCGTATCGAGTACGTCCTCGATGTCATCCAATATCAGGTCATCATCGACCGACCAATAGCCCAAACAGTGCGCATTAAGCCGGTATGTCGCCCAGTTCGCCTCTTCAAAATTCAATACTGCAAGCCTGTCGGGTAAATCGCTTGCCTGTGAGGCATACGTGGTATAGACGTGGTCCATCTCCTCACATACAAGCGAATAGCAATAACCTATCTTTTCCTGGTTGAACTCAAGGACAAGGTCCGGGATTTTATCGTTGATGCCGTCAACGTCCCTGCCGTCACAACTCAACATCCGCGTAGGGCCTATGGCCAATAATTCATTGCTGAAGGCCGCAATCGAGAACGTGGCGTAACAGCCTTCGGTATCGGATATTTTCTCGAACCTGAACGGCGCATCGGGGTCTGAGGTATAAACAAGCTCCCATACGGAACGCTCGAACCATACGATGAGCCTGCTGCCTATGAAGTCGGCGGCTATAATAAAATCTTCGGTGTCGGCTTCGCAATAATCGTCGTCGCGCCATTGTGTCGGGGTCAGAGCCACGCACCAGCGCGCCCGCCTGTAGTATTCCGTGCCGCGCTCCTTGGGACGCAGTAATATCAAATGTTTCTTCATAACGAATATCATAAGGCACGTATCGACATCGTTGTCCGGGCCGAGTTCGACATCAAGGTCGATATTGAAGCGTGTAAGACACTCACCGTTATATTTTTGTATCTGGTCCTTGTAGTTGGTTATATAGCCGATGTCTTTCCAGTTCTGGAACCAGAAAAAGTCCGCATCGTCACCCGTGAACTCGTCATCGGTATTTGCGCCGTCCGCATCGCCGACTATCTCGGCGGCGTTGGCGTTGTTCCGTAACTCCTCACCATTTTGGAACGTGCCCGATACCGTACCGTTAGCAAATACTATCGTCCCGTTGGCATTGCTGCCGCCGAATGTGCCGGTGTCAACGACAACGTAAGCAACCGTACCGGTGGCTTCACTGGTGGCGCCTTTTATGACACTGGTTGGTATAGGTTGCCAATTTTGCTTTGAGGCATGCTGGAACCGGATTTTGTTTAATGTCAGGTCCTTAAACACACCGGCGTCATATTTATTAACCCGTTCGGTATCCATTGCAAGCATTTCGGTACTGTTTCCCTGAAAGTAGCTCCATATACCCATAACGGCATTTCCGGGGTTTGTGTCGGCCTCGGTTGTGGTGTTGGTGTGTACTATTTGCCCGAACTCGGTATATCCTTTCCTCTTTTCCAGCACACCGCGTCTCAAATGGCAGTCGAGCATCACCGGAAAAGCGTCCTTCGGCACAAGCCAGGGTTCTTTTGCCGTAACTTTACCCGCCCTGAGGTCATACACGGGATATGGTTCGTATCGCATTTAATGTCCTATTGCTATCCAAAAGACATCGGTAGTAAATTGCGTGCCATTCCTTATGGTCATTGCTGCTGCACTTATTGCGGTAACTGATGCGCTCTCATTAATATTAGCTCCTGTTAAAGTAACGAAAGCACTTATAATATTATTTGAGAAACTGGCTCCGGCAATTGCAAAGGTTACTACCGTCGTGCCAGCACCAGGTACAGATACTTTGCCAGTTTTTATGCTTAAGCCACCAATAAAATCGTGGTCTTGGCCACCGGCATAAGCAGGGTCGGTTTGGTCATCGACATATTTTTTATTGGCAACCTGCGCATCCGCCGCCGGGGCGCCTGATGTTGCAAGTGCCGAAGTATCCGGCAAAGTGGTAACAGCCCCTAAAGTAATACCGTTACTGGTATTGACTTTGGCTATATTGATATTGGCGGTGTTGGCGACATTTCTGCCCTGCAAATAAGCATCATTGGTAACAATGCCTTTTGTAAAAACGGGTGAAACAGAAAACGTCTGCGTTAATGCCCACGTATGGATTGCCGCTACCGCCACAGCGATAATCTCGGTCGATACAGGCGTCCACGTGGGCACGGAGTAATCGGTTAAGATATTGAATTGGTTATCCGGTGAACTATTGGTATCGACCCACAATGACCCGTTATCTTCTGCGGTAAAGGCCGTACCGTCCACCCTTGCAGTCGGCGCCGAATCCTGAAAAAAGGGTCGTGCCGAACCTTTCCTGTGGTGCATCTGGTCGGCTACTGTGCCGCCGGTAGAAAACTCATGCTCCCTGTTACAGGCCGTTTCGAGGGCATCCTGGTTGGTGCGCACGTGGTCATCGAGTGATTTGGCCTTTATCCCTGTAGCCGGATTCGCTTTGTTCCAGGCCATTTTAGTACCCCTTAACTAAAAGTTTTGCATCACAGGTTACCGTTGTCGCCACAATAATCATCACATCGGCGCCCTGTAAATCCACCCGGCCTTCGGCAACAAGGCCGTTTGTCGGTGATTTTGCAGTCCAGGCACTGCTCCAGCAATACTCGGTAATGGTCAGGGTATCTGCCATCTCATAACCGCTCATTGTTGATACCTGTTGGCCGATTACAAATGCCAACTGGCCGGCATTTACCAGCTCGCAATTAGTTCCGCCGGGGCCTAAAGTGCCCAGGTATATCTGGTAGGTTATAGTCCCCTCGTTGGTTATCCCCATACACCGGAACCGGGCGCTGTTTGCCCGACTCGGTATTGCATAAATCGAAATTTCATCATCACCGCTTGACGCCGCCGCTATGGCCGCAACAACTGCAGTGTATGTGCGCTCATCTGCAGCAAGGGCTGTCGGTTCAGTCCCGTCACTTGTTGTGGAATCCACAACCACCCACGCCTGTTGAGCGCTGTGGAGTTGGCCCGGGTCAACCATAGAACCTTTTTTGTCATAAGTGTACATGCCCTCAATCGCCCAAACCACGCAAGTTAGCAGGAAGATTATTAAAAATATCGAAGCATATTTTTTCATTTCAATTTCTCCTTATTCGTATCTTGACCGGTTGCGGTCTTTTGTTTCCAGGTAATTCATGTCTTCCCCGTTGACGTAAAGCCAGCTAATCTCAGCCTGTGTCAATGCACGGTTAAACAACATAAAATTATCGAGAACAAAAACTGTATGTTTGCCTGTCTCCTCATAAGAGCCATCTGGAGCACCTATAAAGATGTCCGAACCCGCATAACTGACATCTGCAGCACTTGTAAATCCTATTACAGGGCCATCCAAAACCGCGTTGTTGTAAATGTATGCCTTTTTTGCCGTGCAATCACGCACCATAGTTATCATGTGCGGAGTGTCATCTGCGTAATGAGATGTATTCAACTCGATATTATCTCCAATCCCCAAAGAGAAATCTATATCTGACCCCTCTACGTTTTGCAGGTGTATTCTAAGTTCATCACCCTTGTAAAAAACTACGCTCTTATCACTACCCAAAGATGCAGACTTCAGCCAAAAACAGACAGTATAGCTGCCCGTACCAAATTGAATGGCCGGGCAATCTGGAATTTGAATAATCCCAAAATTCCCCAGTGGGAAATCATTGATTGTGAAAGCTCCAGAACCAACCAAACCTGTCACATGGCTGTAGCTGGTGTCTTCCATATTGTCTGGCGGGTCAAAGCCCTCGAAAATGGCGTGCATCGTTGCGTGGTTTCCATAAGGTGAGCTGTCGAGAACAACATTGCTGTCGGCGTTGTCGTTGCACTTCAGTTGCAGCACACAATAGTTCCGCAGGGTTTCGTACCGTTGCCTGTCTGCGTATGCGGTCATTGCCAGAAACAACAAAATGTAGAGTATTTTCTTCATCATTAAAACCTCGGCACAGCCCTTGCCTGGCTGATTTGTTTCAATAGTGGACGGTTAATCTGCTGGATATGCCACTGGTACGTAGGCACAAGTTCTTTTGCTTCATCGGTTTCGTTATTGTCCATACGAATCAAAATGGCGGTTCCGTAGGCAATAGCAGGCCCCCAGCGGACATCAAGAGGCACCAAAGAATCACTTGACAAGGCAGCGGGTTTCAAGTCCGCCGCCATCTTGACGGTATAAACCGCATCAGCCTTCGGTGCTGCATAGAGGATATTGTTATACAGTAAAAACGCTGCGGGCTGGTTTTCCTCCGCTGTTTCATCTGTACTGTCCGCCGGGTACAGTTCAAAGAATTTGTCCTTGTTCAAATAAAGGGTAGCATTGGAGACATAATCATCCGAATCGGTAACTGTAAGCGGTGTGCTGATAGTAATAACCGTTTCACCAAGTGTATATTCCCCGCCGTCACCGCTGGCCGTATCGAATGAGTACCAGCCTTTTATTTTTGCCGCATAAACATCTGTCGGGAACTGGTTACGGTAAAAATCGTTGATTAAATCATTGATGTCGCTGTCCGATAAATCCGCCGTATCCTGTCTTTGACATAGTTTGCGTACCTTCGCCCGTATTTCCGCTAAAGTCCAGGTGATGGACATTGTCTTGCCTCATAAAGTAAATCCGTAGTAATGGATGGGGCGGTTAAGCCCCACCCATTAAAGTTAAACTGTTAATCGCCATCGGCAACCGGGTCAAGCAGACCGCTCTTGTTGTCTTCACCTGATACGTAGTTCTCAAACAGCCACATTGCGTCAACATCGGTCAAAGCGGCCGCAATCGAAGTCGTACCTGCCAGATAGTTGTTTTTCATAATGCCGGTTGTTGCAGCATTAAGGTCAACGGCAATCACCCCTTGATTACAAAAGGTATTGCCAATCAAAGTAAGGTTACGAGAAGCCGCAGCAGTTGCCAGAAATGCACCCGTCAAGTATGTGCCGTTCGCTATATTATTCTCGAAGATACTGTCATCAGATGAACCAGCTAACAGGATAGCATTTGCACATCCGCCGGCGGCATAAGTCGAAAAGTAACAGTTCTTAACCTGAACATCTGAACAGGTAGTTGCAATGCTTATACCGATTACCAGTTCTTCGGCAGCAGCGCCGTCCCGGAAATAACAACCGTCAACTACCAAACCATCCGCCCCAGCGGCGGCGGTAATGCCGACAGCACAGTCAATAACATCAGACTCTATTTTTAAGCCTTTAAGTGTAACATTCGCAGCAGTTACGCTTATGGTCGCAGCGGCATTGTCCAAAATGAATACCGGCATCTGGTTATCAGTAGCGTCGCCGGCAGCTACAGTAGCGAAAGATGAACCACTACTTATGCCGATAATCGAAACACCCGCAACATCAGCCGTAAATATAGCACCGGTATCCTCGGTCTCTTTATGGCCTTGCGCGACATAGATAATATCGCCTCGGTTGGCAGAAGTTAAATCCATAGCGGCATCGATGGTATTCAAAGCAGTTGCCCACGTTCCACCGCCACCGGCAGTTGCACCGGAATCAACATAGATAATCCTGCCTGTACCTTCGATAGCTGGATTAGTTACTGGAGCGGACGGGAAAAGGAAACCCGATTCATCGATAACGTGCGAAATATAGTTGTCAAAGCATTGCAGTGAGCCAGGGTCTATACAAGTCCCGTATGTGGGCGTGTAACATTTATTGCCGTACATCGTACCTAATGCGGTCGTAGTAAGTTTTATCGCGTAATCAGAAGGTGAATAGTTGTAAATCGTGTTGTTCCGTATCATCAGGTTAGTATCAATCTTGGTGGAGTGAATAGCCGCCGTTGTAAAAGTACCATGAAACTGGCAGTCCTCGATTATCAGGTTATCAACCGGGTTGCTGATATTTTCAATAGCGGCTACGTGAGCGCCAACGGCGGTATCATTGATGAATTGACACCTCGTAAACCGGACATCATCACATCCACCCGCCAAAGTAATGAGATTGGTGAACTCGTTGGTGGTGTTGTTCCTGAATACACAGTCCTCGAAAGTCGCACCATCAGAACTGGCATCCAAACTAATGCCCACAGTATTGTCCTGAGTAGAGGGCGTGAAGATAAGGTTTTTATATTTCACATCAGGTACAGTGTGAGCAAGGCTATCGTTTGCGGTATCAAATGTAAATATCGGCCTTGATTCACCAACGCCTAAACCAATTATCGAAATACCAGCCTTATTAACAGCTACAGAACCGACGATATTCTCTGCGTGATTTGAAGCTACAAAGATATATGCGCCCGTGTTAGTGGTTGCATCGCCTATGGCAAGAACCAGCGTAGCCTCGGCGTCAAGCCAACTTGTACCAAGACCACTGCCACCAGCAACGCTTGCGTCAACGTAAAACACATTGTCAGCAGTAGAATCTATGCCAAGCTGGGCCGCAATATCATCGGTCTGCTTTTGCAGCCATTCGAGCCGTTCAAGATTAGAACCCGCAGCAACTTCGGTAACATCGGAAGTTTCGGCGCTTAGCGGTATGGCTATAGCCTGCTGGTCTATAGCGTCAACTCCAAGATTGCCTGAACATTTCAAAGAACCAGGGTCGAGCATCGTCAGATAAGAATCGGAGTACAACGTATTATTTACCAGGACACCAGTTGCAGCAGCGCTCAACTGAATAGCGTATTTAGTCGATGTGGTGTTACTTGTCACGTTGTCTATAATCGACAGATTCGTACAGACCTGATTTGAGTAAATAGCGCCATTCGCAAACTCACCAAATAAGTTACAGCCGGTTATCGTACATCCGTCAATGGTGCCATCCGTAAGGTCGATAAAACAACTGGCGTGAGCGGTGGTAGCGTAGGTATTGTGGTATGTGCAGTCCTTAACGGTTAGTTGGAAAGCCGTTGCGTCAACGTCAATACAAATCACAAATTCCTCGTTATTAGCCTCACCTCTAATAAACGAGAGGTTCTCAAGCGTGCAGCCGACACCCGTAGATTCAACCCGGAAAACGGTAACTACCTGGTCAGCGCCAGGTTCAAACCGAATGTTCTTCATTGTAACACCGGCGCCGGTAATAGTGATTTCATCGGTGGATGCATCACAGGTCATCAACGGTCGGGCATCGCCTTCACCCATACCGATAACCGTAAGATTGGCTACATCTATAACGACATCGCCTATCTCCTCATCGTGGCCGTCAGCGATATAAATTACATCGCCGGCTGAACTGGCTGCCTCGGCAGCAGCGAATGTCAGGTGGGCGTTTTCCAAAATCAGACCTGTAGCATCACCAGCCGCCCCACTATCAACGTATCGAACCACTCCCGCGCAACCTAATATCGTATCGTCTTTGAGGTTCAATTCGTCCTGGCGGAAAACCCATATACCATCGCCTGTTGTTACCTTTGCGGTAAATGCTTCACTGACGGTAAATGTGCCTGTTGCCGAAACATAGTCGATAATATCAAAAATCTCACCTTCAGGGGCTGAGCCAACACCGGAAATATCCAGCATACATTTTAACGACCATCCGGTATTGAAGTAATCATTACCAAAATTGGCTAACGTAGTACATTCTACTATGACGGTACTGGCAGGGTCGCTTGTAGCGGACGCCGCGAAACCAGTAGCGTCTATAGAGGCAATCGCTGTGTTGATACCAGACAATGTGGCCGGTATGTCCGTTCCTGTATCTACCTCGATAGCATCGGCTGTTGCCTGCACTGCTGCTGTCGCAGTGGCAGTCGAACCGGCTGTAGCCGAACCAAAAAGTATTGTCTGCAACTCGGCTGTAGTATCCCATAACGCGGTATCGGCAAGTATCGCATCAAGGTCGGTCTGGGCAAGAACGAAGTCCCCAAAGATACTATCTCCTGCGGTTCCGGCGGCATCGCCCCTGTAGGGGCCGAACATAGTCTCGAAGTTCCTCGTCTCGACATTCTCGGTCTGCATTGCTATATTGTCGGGTGATACGAACATAGCATCGCCGACAAGAGCAAAACCAGCGCCGTTGGCGTAACACTTGTTGCCAATCAAAGCGCCGTTAGCAGAACCATGTAATTGAATTGTCTTGCCTGCTGTGGCGTCCAGGTTGACAACATAGTTACCGACAATCATTATCCCTGTTGAAAGAGCGGTTGTATGGTCGATAACAGGACCGCTCCAGGTGCCGATGAATGTATTGTTCTGAATGACCGTCTTATCGGAGCCGCCCGCAAAAGTAATCGCAGAGGAAGGGTTGGCGCTGTCTGTGCCTATAAATCTATTATAGGCAAAAGTCAGATAGTCGGCGTCAGCGGCGACACTTACCATTATCAACTGTTCCATCGTATTGGACGTTTCCCAGAAATCACAGCCGATAATCCGGGCGCCGTCACCATCTGCGGTAATAACTACGCCTGCCGTTACGCCGCCGGTATAAGCACCTAAAATACGAATGTTGTAAAGCGTCACATCGGCTGCACTAATTGTCAGTTCGGCACCGGCGTCCGTTATCAGGGAAAGTTGCGGCATATCTTCACCAGAGCCGATTCCAACGATAGTAATGCCGGCTATATTCGCATTGAGGGCAGAGGCGGCATTTATGTTTTCCTTGTGTCCCTGCGCGACGTAAATAATATCTCCGGCATTACCCGTACACAGGGCAATACCTTCCTTCAATGTATCAACTGCCGTTGCCCACGTAGTGCCCGCACCATCTGCGGCGGCGCCACTATCGACATAAAAAATACTTCCTGTGCCGGTATTGTCGTACAGTCCGCCACTGAGGGCCTGCAGGGCAGTTACTTCGGAATCCAGTGTCCCTATCCGGTCGTTGAGCAATCTTTCGAGTAATCGTGGATTGCTCACGTTCCGGTAGTTGATGTCAAATTCGCCCAAACATACGACAGCAGGCAATACCGTCAATACAAACATAATTAACAAACATTTCAATCTGTTCATTGTCGTATCCTCATTTTAATTACTTAATTGTTACCTTATCCTTCACTTGCAGGTATGTCCGGCAGCCTTTGAACTATGACACGGTGATAAGTTCCAACAACAACGATGCTCTGCCCGGACTCTTGACCTTCTTTATAGGCTTTGCGAGGCATCGCCAGTTTCTCCAAGTGGTCAACTACGCTTTCCGGCAGCGTACATTCCCCGGTGTTTATGACCGCGTAAGGTGTGCCTTCATAGTTAAATTGCCAGTCCGCGCCCTCGGCCAATTCCTTGTTGGTTATTTTTACTCTTACCAGCCGGTCTTGTTTTTTCGGGGCCGCCGTTTCCGGTTTGAGCGGCGCCTCTAATGTTGCTTTTGCCATAACATACCCTTTCAGTTAATTATTCGGTTTTTTAACTAAGGTCTTCGCAGCGTTGAAATCTGTAAGCTTCAACGTAATATATAGCATCGGTTGTAACTACACTTGCACCTATCGTGATACCGAGACCTTTGTTGGCAACGAGATTCTCCTCACGGCACATCCAGATATTATCACTTGCATCAGTAGTTGTTTCGCCTGGTACTGTACCCCATGTTGGTTCGGCCCCGGATGCAGAAGCACTTTTAGTTATCAACTCATAGACATAACCGTTATGAGTTGTCGGCCTGACAACCGTACCGATAACCGTAGCTGACCTGGCTGTACCAACCGAATCGTAATCGGCAGTTATGTCGTAATTGCCATAAATGTCGGTCTTTGTCAGTTTGCCGGTCGATGGGTCTTCGAGTAAAACTTGCGGTGTCTTGGCGCCGTCATAGGCTTTGATTCCACTGGATTCGGTGGTGATTACAGTCGTAACACCAGCTCCGTCAATATCAATACCGTTTTCAGAGACTGAGGCCTCGTAAGTAACGTCAGTACCATCTTCCATCATCTCGCCAAACCACTCGAAAAACATCGGAGTGGTTGCATGAAGTTCGGTTATTCTAACTTTTTGCGGAATAAAACCGAGGTCAAGATTGACTGCCAAAGCAGACCCCTTTAGTTTAAGTAAAACAGGTTCAAACATCGTTAAACTCCTTATTAACTTTTATCAACTTGAATTTTTCTTAACTTCTGCGCGTCACCTTCAGCACAATTACGTTGTTATCGTTCAGGATTCGGCAGGCATACATAAACTTCCAGGCAGCGGTTTGTCTCTGGTCGCCAGGGTCGGCTGAACCTGCTGAACCTTTGCCGTGCATAATCAATTTGGCATTTGCCTTTTTCAGGTCAACGATGCCGTAAGCGTTTTTGGTAAGGACCACGATATAGAAGTATGTCCCCGCTGTTGCCGGAAACGCTTCGGTTGCGGAACCTTCCTTGTGTGCAAGGCTCGATGCAAGGAACCTTACCTCACCAACAGAGCCGCGCTCTGCTTCCATTACCCCTGTTTGTCTGGCATATTCTGAAGTATTCAGGAACCCGCTTACCTTTTTCAGGTCACTATTGAGCTGGGTGTGCATCAATGCCCAGTAGGCCGCCATAATCGGCGAAGTTCCCTGCCCGGTGCTTGCCCGTATCATCGGTGCTACCGGACGCGCATCATTGTTTTGCAGCGTGTTGGCAATAGTGTCGATGTCGTCTTCGTTCAGGCATGTAATCGGGTCCGCTCCATGCGATGCGGTAATGGCTGACGCCGTAGTTACCAGCACGTTTCGCGTCAATTCGTCCTCAGTGCGATACATCTGGTCGTTAAGTTCACTGACCCCCACATTCAAAATCTTGTTTTCGCAGGTAAATTCGAGGACGTCGGTAATGTGAATATAATCCATATATTGAGCCAGCGTTGCGCTGATGTCCTGCTTGCTGAGTCTTCTCCCCGGGGGTGTAACACCTTCTGAAATTTCAGTAGTCGCGGTCGGCAATTGTGCATACCGTCTCCACTTTGCCGTTTTGCCTGCTCCTGAAGGTATGTCGAACCTGTCCGCAAACAGGGCATGAATCAGGTAGGCTTTATTTCGCACCAGCAGCATCCTCATAAAATAAGCCATTACTGCCGGCGTTATTACTGAAGTAGTTGTAAGATTATCCATATCGGTTCTTCCTTAATACAGTTGGGCCCCGTTCTGCTCCGCAATCTTGATGAACTCCTCATCGCTCATATTGACATACCTGCCTTCTTCGCTCAGGCCCCCGCCACCCTTGACGTTGCTGGAGGACTTAACCCTGTTAGCGTTGGCAACAGCTTCACTAATCTTGTCTGTGTTTATGGGTTTATTTTTGTCCTTTTCGGCGGGTTTGGTCGCTTGATGAATGGTCTGGTATGCCTTTGCAATCTCATAAGCTGTCAGCTGAGGATTTGAACTTGTCTGTATCTGCGTTATCAGGGCCGGATTGGTTTTTAATGCTTCGTTCAACGGTTTGGCAAACTGTCCCCTGGCAATATCTTCAGGTTTTCCAACCAATTGTGAAAAATCAGGACGGTCAAGCTTAAATTGCAGATTTGCAAGCTGGGTGCCTATAGTCCTTCCGTAATACTCCATAATCTGCTTTTGCTGCTTTACGTTCGGAATGTCCTCATCTCCTTCGAGCCCGACTTCCTTGAAAATATCAAACGTCTCTGTCGGTTTTTGCCGTTGGGTGGATACATTCGCGCTCATAATCGCAAGTTGCTGCTGCAGTAGTTGGTTTTGAGTTTTCAGTTGCTCGGCTTCGGCAGTCTTTTCCTGAAAACGGTCATAAGGAACGGTCTGCTGCTCTTGACCTTTTTCTTCTGCCTGGCCGCTGGCTTCAGTTGTAGTATCCTCTGCCTGAGTATCCGTTTGATTTTCCGCTACTTGATTTTCAACCTGATTTTCCTGTTCCATTGTTTTTTCCTTTCTGTGACTTCAAGACCCGGCTTCGGCCTGTTTGAGTCTTCGGCGAAAAGACCCGCATTTAACGCCATAGCCCGTGTCACTGTTAATTTATCCTTTGTATCCTGCCGCGTGGGCAGCTTGTCCCTGTTTATTAGCTTTCCTTTTTAGTACACAATCGGCATACCTCTTGCCGACTCCACTACCGGTTCAATTATCTTGTCCTCATATTCAATCTGCGGCTCTACGGGCGCATCCAGCGGCAATACCCAAAGTTGTTTGATACTGCCCGTCTTGTTGTTGACGAGCCAGCACATTGTATTCAGCATTTTGGGGGGGCGCTTCGCCCTCGGCGAAAAGACTGAACGTAACTGGCTGTTATTCGCATACCAATTGGCGTGATATAACACATAGTAAGGCTCCCGCCTGTGCTTGTTCTTTGCCAGCACGGCGTCAAAGCCCCGCTCAAACTCAGCCACCATACAAGGCAGAATTTCACCAGTCTGTACCATTCTCATTTCCCTATCTCCGTGTCATTGCCGTTTTGCGCGCATTCACGTTCAACGTCTCAAGCGCAATAATTCTGTCCAACAAACCAAATACATCCTGATTTTTTAGTTTCTGTATCTCTGTAGCCGTCTTAACCCGCGCAAGAACTTTATCAGCACGGTTTTCCTCGGCTTGAGTCTGTCGCTCAACACCACGCCCCATATCAGCCGCAATCTTCGCTTCACGCATCCGGTCAAGAAGCTGCTTTTCTTTCAGCAATTCCTGCTGGCCCGCCGCTTCCTGCTGTTCCTGCCTGCCTATTTCCTCAAGCAGTTTCTGCTTCATCTGAATCGGGGCGTTCTCGAAAATCATTCGCCAACTTATCGGTGCACCCTGATTCTTGGCGTTTATCAGTTCCAGGTAGAACATCTGCCGTTGTGTTTCGGTAAGTACCCCCTCTTGCGGCACTACGTCATATTGTGCCAGGTCTGTCTTGTAGAATCCCTCTGCAACCGGCTCGTTCAGAATCCGCTCAACACGCTGCGAATTGTAATTTGCCTGAATAAGTTTAATCAGTTTGAAACCAAGCTGTTTTTTGCTGAATCGAAGATTATCAAATAAATCCTGTAGCGCTACCAGCCCGGCACCCTGCCGCAGTTTCATCAGGTAACCCGACATCTGGGCGTTCAACTCATCATTGCCGAACATCGAGTCGTTGATGCCGGCAATCTCATTGATAATGCTCATAAGCGTTTGGTTAAGCTGAAGCAGGCCTGGTTGCACATCGCCCGGGTTGTCTCTGAATATAATCTTCTGGCCGGCTATCGCCCCTTCTTTTACCAAGAGACCTTTGCCCTGACCGCTGGTATGAATGTCATCCGGGTTTACCAGGGCATTTTCTTCCGCCACAATGCCCGATGCCATTTGGCTATCGAGAATATCGATAATCTTTGAAAGCCGTTTTGAAAGCTCTCGCTGCGGGCCCCGAATAGGTCGGACAATACCCTGCAGCTTCTTGGACATATCATCGTAATCGGGATACCAGAACCCCATAATCGCAATGAACGGATATTCGTCTATCTTGTTCGGGTCCGGGCCGTTCCAAACCAGCCGGCCATTCACGTAACACTCCAACTCAACGGTCTCTTTCTCCTCTGTCCACGATACAAGCTGTAATGGGTATTGATTAAGCAGTGCATCAAGCTCTTCTTTATCGCTCTTCCACTCAAAAAACTGCTTTGTCCGGCGATTGCCGATAAATCTTGCTTTGCGAAGTTTTTGTTGCCAGAACGCCGAATAATTACAGCGTTTACCCTCGTCCCGGCCCCTGCCTCTATAAGCAGAAAACGGCAGGCTTGCTCCGCTTTCAGTAGTTGTTTTGGCATATTCGGCAATGAGATTATCCTTACCCGGCACCAGCGATTGAACGTCCGAAGTTAACATTCCTTCCTCGTGGATTATGATATGGCCGCAATCGCTCAAGTCGCGCTGGGTAAAGTGCGGGTCCAATAAGCATTTGTTGTAACCTTTGCGGCTGAACTTAATCCGCCCGTTACGGTCAAGATATGGCTCGACAAGGTTCAAACCGGTTATCAACGCCCCAACCTCGAAGGCATCGCTTACTATCTCATACCCCCTTTGATTCTCCATCAAAGGCATTACCAAGCCCGTCAACTGGCTCGCTACCTTGTCGTCTTCGCCTTCAGCCGGGCCGATTTTCAAAGCAAGCCGGTTGCGCCTCTCATAGCCGGTAATAAGTTTGACGACTCGCCGGGTGAGATTGAAGTTATTGACCTCGCGGTTCTCCTGCATGAAATACACAATGTCTGCCGCCGTCCAGGGATGGTCCACGACATGCTTAAAGTCAGTGTGAGCCTCTGAAATCCAGGGATACCAAAGGTCATAAGCGTCGTTAAACGCCGACTCAAAATCCTTTTCTTTGTCCTTGTCGCTCATTTTTTTGCCAAATAAAAAACCCGACAGTCCTGATTTCTCAGAACTGTCGGGCTATTTCTTATGGTAAAGAAGTAAGTCCGACTTACTTAAACACTAAATTGTAAAAGATACTACGATTTAAGTTGAATATATAACATCAATGCTACTCCACAAAGAAGTCCTGCAAGAAAGCCTATTATAAAATTACTCATATCCTTACCATCGTCTTACCAACTTCCCCGGTCTTTAACTCTGAATTATGCACGTGAAAAGTAACTTCCAGCGTGCCATACACAACTTCTGCAGCCAATCTTCGCAGGTTCTTGAGCATGCGAAACTCCGCATTACTAACACTTATGCCAAGCGTCTCAGCAGTTGTCAAGTTTATTTTAGAGTCCATCACAAAATTTTCCCAACTGTGCCTTGCGGACAGGTCCTAATTTCCAAGCTATAGTCCAATGCGCCTTCACCTCACGCACCTTTCCAATATCCGCCCTGGTAAGTCCCAGCATCTCATAATTATCATCTTTGACTCTTATAGTTGCTGCCGGCCAGTAATTTATGACCCATTTTATTCTCTCCTGAAATTCGCTCGGTATAAAAGAATCTATCCCTCTTTGAAGTTCTTTTCTTGCCGCATTTTCAGTCACCGGAGTTAAGTCCTCGACTGTCATAAAATCCATGTATTGTTTTGCTGGGTCAAATGGCACTGTTTGCCTCATGGCACTGTTTGCCTCATTTTATCTCTACCCATAATTCAAAGGTTTTCTGTGCCGGTCTGCAAGCTCCCTGGCTTGCTCTGCCGTCATACCCACTCTGCCGCATTTTTTTACGGCTACCGAAGCGTAGCGCATCATATCCGCCGCATGGTCTGTACCATCCTTTTCCGGCACACCGGTAAACACCGGATTGTCCTCTGTGCTCATTTGCCGATTGATACGTTCGTGGTATCCCTGCAAGCACTCAATCAGCCTGGCACATCGAACCTTATCAAACCGGCAGCAGTCAAGAAACTGCCGTGTCCGCTCGATACCCTCGTTTACCCGGTGCTCACGAGGTAATGCCTTCGGCAAATAATGGAACTGCCGCAGGGTTTCAATCGCCGTCTCACCCGTGATTATCCTGGTTGCGTTGCTATCCATATCGCACGGCACAAATATATCTGCGTAACGGTACCCACGTTCTAACTTACGGGCATCAAATAACTCAACGTACTTTGCAATACTTAACCCGCTATCCTCGTAATAATCGATAAAATTAACATTGGTCTCAATCACCTGCATAAAACCAATAGCGGTTGTATAGCCAGGGTCCATAATGATATATACCGGATAGTTCGGGTTATGGTCAAGGTAATCAAGGAACCGGCCCTTTTTCTCAAGTTCGGCCATCTTCTTGCCGTAGTATGCACCCTCAGCTCCCTTCTCGGATATGCCGCCCTCAACACGCACCCTGTATTCATCCGAATCAACCCCATACTTGAGCCTAATCCGCTGCTCATAGTCACGGCCATAAACGCCTGGTATAAGTTGCTCGCCCGTCTGATATACCGGTGTATCCTTCACCGAAATCTGTATCCGGTTCCAGGTCGGGTCACGCAAGGCCGCTGCAAAGTCGCCGTACTTGCTTGTGGGATTACCTATAGCTAACACCCGCTTAAACGGTGCGCCGATGTGCTCTATCGCCCTGTATATCTCTGGTAATATGCCCGCTGCCTCATCGAGTATAATCAGCACGTGCTCATTGTGTATGCCCTGTACCTTTGTGGCCTCTTGAGTAATCGTGTCCTGGCGTGTCGAAATACCTACGGCATACCATATCCGCCCTGTCGCAGGCTGCATATCAAGCATAGTCGCGGTCAGCTTGCCGCCTAACGGAATCCGGGCGCCACTGTGAGCCGTCCTTATCTCACGCCAAAGTAGGTTTTTGACCTGATGTCCGCTCGGTGCGGTAGTTACCACTGTGCAAGGGCAATAACAATACAAAAATGTCAACGCAATCCGCGCCGCCCCGTAAGTTTTGCTCACACCGTGCCCCGCCTGTACGGCTGTACGCTCGTTATCACGCACAGAATCATTGACTTCGCACATCTTCGACCAGAGGTGCTCAGGCTGGACGTCTAATGCGTGGGTCATAAACCAGTTATAGTCCTGCTGGCCGCGTGTAACCAATTCCTGGGCCGCCTCTGCATCAGCCTTGCTTATTGTCGCTGTCTCCACTTACAACTCCACTTATAGCCTGCGCCAAAGTTACCTGCCCGCTTACATCGAGCTTCTTTGTGATTCTCTGCCTGAGGGCATTATACTCTCTGATTGCCCCCAGCTTCGAGCCAAAATCGGCATCTTGGGTTATAAGAAAAGCTAATTGTTTATCAACATGCTCCTCATTAAGGGTCACCTGAAGCAAATCATTGATATAGGCTAAAACGTTAGTGCTTGTTAGTAGCTTATGGGCATTGACTTTAGCGGTGTTGTAGCCCCCTTTTTTGCTCACGTCAATGTCATAGGCCTCACCGTATGATTGTACGCCATTGCCGAAGAACTCCCTATCTGTAGCATATAATTCGCAGAACCGCTTTCGCCGGAGCGTCAACTTGGCAACCTGTTTTTTGGCTTTATTCGCCATATAATTCCCTTCTTGAAGCACTAAAAACTACTTCTTATGGCCCAAAATCAGGCTCCACGCAAGCCTAAAAACCTTTGCTCTGATCCGCGCATCAATCACATTCTGCGCGCCTTTGCGTTGTACTGCAACTTTTTTTTGTCGTTTATGAATTGCCATGCCATACAATTATATCATCTGTTTATTTTTGTCAACATCTTTTTACATATTTGTTGTTTTTCTTCAACAGGTGCTGTTAGCCAAGTGTCCAGTGATTATTTTATTTCTCTGTTTTTCTGCGTTTTCAGGCCAATAACAATGATTTTCAGCCTTTTTTCGGATTTGCTATTGACTTTTGGCTGTTTCGGACGATAATAGATAGAGAGGTAAAAATTTTATGGACTCGGCTAAAAACACAATCCAATATCAACCAACAAGCTCGCCTTGTGTCTGCGTTGCAATTCTGACTTTAGCCGAGTCCAGTCTTCAGCGCGGCACAGGCGGGCTTGTTTTATTTATGAAAGGGCAGGTAAATGGTATCTGTAAAAAGTATTCTTGGAGATTACGTGCAAAAACAGAAAAACTATGAGCAAAAACGCGGTAAAATTAACAACAGGATAACCCAGCGCGAAAATCAAATTAAAAGGCTCAAAAACAAACTTACACGATTGGATCCTATAAACTGGATTGATGAGATACTCCAACCTATCGCTGAGTTACTTGTAAAAAAAATGCCTGACCGGTATTATGAGATTTTAGGGCCTTTTGGCTTAACTTCACACACAGCCCTACATTTCTACAAAAAAGAAGTGACTAACAAAAACCGTTTTGAGAAAGGTAACTGCTTGAGTATAGATTTCAGGCCAGTTAATCTCGATATAGGCGAAATTGTCCTTGTGGATAATACTACTGATACTGGCAAATATAAGAACGGCACAATGGGGGAAGTAAACGGAATGAACCACCCCAACGTGCCAATGAAAAAAACCATAGACGAATTATTAGACTGGATAAATCGGCAGAATGCCTAACAGGCTGACCGGCTTTAGCCCGGTTCGAGTCCGGGCACAGCCTTTGAGATTATTAACCTTAACTGAAAGGGTAAAAAAATGGCACGGTACAAAGCAATTTGGATTTATGGCCCGCAATGTACGCGGGCAGGGCAAGAAAAAGCACGCCGCGAAGCCAGAACACTCCCGGAATTCGCACAAAAACTCTGCCAAGTTTACGGGAACTTTCTCGGAGACGGCTTCAGTTGCTACGAATTCAAAAATGAGGATGCCGTCTTCAACTGTTTCGGCTCCGATGATTTGCCGGACTGGTTCGCGGCCGTAACTGGCTACCCTGTATACGTTTTCTCAAGCTGTTTCGGACGAGAAATCTTATGCAATCCGACCGCCACTGCGATTATCAATCAGATTCGCGGCGAATCCTACGGTGATTATGATTTAACGATTATGGGTGTTTAGGCTGCCCGGCCTGGTTCGAGTCCGGGCACAGCCCGTAAGATTATTAACCTTAACTGAAAGGGCAGGTAAAATGGCTGATTATATAAATTGTAAATGTTGCCACACGGCCTGTCGCATACGCCGCAGTAAACGGCACGACAAGACCAATCCTGATATATTGCTATGCGGCGAAATTATCTATCATCAAAACGGTACAAAGGAATGGCGGGAATACGGCAGAGTCAATGAAAAAACTAATCAGATATTGTCTATGAGTCTTCTTTAGCGGCACAGCCGCAGAAAGGGATATAAGATTATGGGCCTTAATTATGATAACGAGCATTGCCGCATAGCGGCTAAAATGTTGGAAACAGAACCAGACTTGCTGGATTACCGCCTGATAGAATACTTAAATGCTATATCTGCGCTTATAATTTGTGGAGGCGGAGAATTTATCAGCAGGCAAGCAATAGCCGTAGCTATCGTAGGCTGGAGAGAAGATAAAGCAGATGATTTTACCGAGATAGCGGCACAGCCGCAGAAAGGGTTAAAAAAATGACAGTGCGCAATGATTGGGTTGGCCATTTACGCAGGTACACTCTTAGGGAATTGCGCCGCCGGCAAAGCATAAATGAACAGCAAATACAGATTGCATATAAAACTCACAACGCCGATGCTTTAGTGCAGTTGCAAAATATGAATGATAGTTTGGCTGAAGCTGTATATCTGAATGAATTTGCTTATTAGCGGCACAGCCGCAGAAAGAGCAGGAAAAATGAACACAATAGAATCAATCCTCAAATTAACAAACCAGATAATTAACGACTGGCACGCTGACGCTGCCAACATCCTCAAAGAAGAACCAGCCGGATTACGCTTGGCGCGGGCAATCAAAGACAACGCTAATCGAGGGTTACAAACTCAGGCGGCCAAATGGCTGGGCAATGCTCAGCTTACTTTGGGCACTTGATATTGAGACTGGCAACGTATTCAAACAGGTTGACCAACTTCATACTACAGAAGGCCCGGCAAGGTCAATAAAGTGCCCGTAATGACCGAGATAATTTCAAGTGCGGGGGGGTTTTCCCGCCAATAGGACAAAGTCGCAACACAGGGCCAGCCAGAGGCCTTAAAATGGATTCTGGCGACTTAACCGTCCAGCCTTATAATCATATCGGTCCCCAACTAAACTCTGGATTCGGAATAGGTTCACAAACAGCGATATAAACACCAATGCTGTCCGGCGGCAAATCATATTCTTTAGCCAGTTTTTGCCATACCAACTCTGACAATTCTGATTTATATACCCGTATAGCCTTCATATCATTTACCTTTGCCAATGCGCCCCGCCAAGTCCTTTAGCAGCAACAGGCCGGACGGGGCGCGTACGTATAATTATTCTTTCGCAGGCAGTTTCCTCAAGGCCCGGATAATGTTCTCGGCCTTCGGGCCTATGGTTTCCGCCAGATACCCTTCAAGGTTGTCCCACTGTTCGCGGTTGGCTGCCTTGTATGCCTCAATCCCTTGTACGATTGAAGCCGTTGCGCTGTAATACATCTGGCTTTGGGTCTGTGCCGTCACCAATTTAGGTTTGACAGTTTTCCAGGTTCCATATACCGCACCGCCCGCCGTTGCTACCGGCAAAAGAAAAGGCCAGACAATCCCCAATAGCCCCAGTATGCCGATTGCCGTCTCTGCCGCCCGCTCAACCTGCCCCACAGTGTTCGGGTCAAGCGAAGTCTGTGTTTGCCCGGTTACGGGGTCTTTCGTACTTATGCAGCCAGCCACTACGAGCGACAGCCCTGCACACATTACAATTAACAACAATACTTTTTTCATTTTGTTACTCCTTTCCTGACTGTAGTAATTCGATAAAATCGTTCAAATCGAGACACACATAGTCCCGCTCATTGTTTCGACTGAAAATTAAAAGACCTTTTTTATATCCGGCCTGTGTAAATGTCTGCCGAAGTGAATCCCAAATGTTCAAGTGTTCCTGTTTCTTGCACTCGATTACATAGGGGGCAAGTACCCCGTCCAGGTTGCGCAGGTCCCCTTTTATATCAAGCGCACCGGAACAAGGCACACGCCGCACATTACAATCAAAAGCCCTTGACAACAGCTTTGCAATATGCCTTTCGTAGCCTTTACCTTTTCTTTGTGCCGCGCTTGCCATCTCTAATGCTTTACTCTAAAAATATAATGTCCCCCGCGTTCGGACCTTTGCCAACACATTGAATAAAATAGTATATTTTCGCGCAAAGCCTCAATAATGCTTTCGTTCCCGGACCAACCCGCCGTTGATAAATGATAAACATCACCAGCAAGTTCTTCTTTCCAAAATCCAGAATGGGCATATTTCCATCGTTCCCGGATATAACCCATAAGCCCCTTGAAATCCGTGTCCCACTCCCTGATTTTCTGTAGTTCACATTCTTCCGGGTAGCCATCTATGTCCATATCAATCTCCTTGCCTATCAACTATCTTTTCACAAACATAGCCTGGTTAGCTTTCGATTATTTTCTTTAGTTGTTCCAAACTGACCAGTTCGATAGAAACTTCTTGCGGGTTTGCGGAATAATCGTATCTCAGCGGTGCATCCAGACTATCGCTTAGGGCCGCCAAATTTTGCAAGCCCGCCATATCGTTTACACTTGCCGAATACTTTGTTGCCGATATACGTTTATCCCCAACCATTCGGTAGCGTATGCCGTGCTGATTGCTCGATGTCTGTTTATATTCAGTAACATACTGGTAGTGTTTCTGGAATTTCATAAATCGCCTTTCTGCTTGTCAGCGGCCAATAGGGCCTGTATTTCCGGCCTCAATTCGTCAATCAAAAACCACATATTTTTATGTACGTTATCACGATGCGCCGCAATAAGTTTCTCTGCCGGCGCCGCCCTGATTTTCTCAGAGTATTCTTTGCGCACTTCGACCCGCTGCTTGCCTACAGTCGTTTGTTCAAAATCAGCCTCATTGAAATTGTTTTCGATAAATCTGTAAATCTGTAACTCCTGCCGGTTGTCGGGCCGGGCACGGGTTAGAAACTTCGCAAGCGGCCAGGCCCGCGACCAGACATACTCCGGCGAAATCAATATCTCGGCGTAATTTTTTATTGCTGCGTTTATCTGTTCAACTGTGAACCCATCCTTTAGCCTTGCCTTAACAGCTTTGGTTATATCTGGCATAATCGCCCTATGAGACCTGAAATTGGCCTGCCCTTTGAAAGAATTCCAATAATCAAAAATAGCTTTGATGTCTGCTTCATTTGCCTTAGCCATTTTATTTTCCTTTTAATCCTTTATTTCTTGACCCAACGGCAACCACGCATATACCACTATGCGCTACTTACAAGCACCCAACGACATCTTACCTAAGCCCTTTGGTTATGCGTACGGGCACCCTGGCCGTTACAGGGGTTCAGTAAGTTCGCCATAGACTCTTTCGTTTCTAAAAGAAGAAACTGGCAGAGCTTTTGATATCATGACCATGCCTGTAAAAAAGCCGTCAACCACTTTTCACTCCGTTATTTCTTGCTCAGCAAAAAAAATAAGAAGCCGACCAATAATCCCAGCACTGTTAAAATAATTATTAAAATAATCCCTGCCAATAAAATCATCTCATCCATTTTTCAGCCCTCAAATCAAACCGCGCCTATTTCTTGCTCAGCAAAACAAATAAGAAGCCGACCAATATCGCCGCAATGACAAGCTGTTGACTTTTTTAGACTGCGATATTCTTTTTGATAACATCCTTCTTTGAGCCATATTTACTGCCTTTGCTTCTATTTGTTTTCTTATATGCTCTTGGTTGCCAATCAAACCCATAACCCATCTGACAACCATATACTTCCAGCAGATATATAATTTCCTGAAGGCGCATTCTGTCCTCTGGGCTGTCAAGGTTGAGGTTAAATTCTTTGCAGACCAAATATAATATGCCCTTTTGTATGACCCGCATTTTCGTGTCAGTCATTTTTCACTCCGTTATCTTTTGCTCAGCAAAAAAAATAAGAAGCCGACCAATATCGCCGCAATAACAAGCCCTGCAACCTGTATGGTGTCAGCGATGCGGTTTAAGGCTTCAATAATTATATTCGGGTCATTCATTTTTCAGCCCTCAACGTATATTCGCTTTCTTAAAATGCGGCCCCGCGCACGTCTAACAAAACCACAGCCGGCAGAAATAACATTTGTAAGCGTGCATGATGCTTACAGTGCGTCCGCATATACAAGTTACTTTCACATTTTTTCGATGTGGATAAATCTGCGCATTCTGTTTCCGTAGCGAAGCTCGCTTTTCTTCAATTTCAGCTAATGGGTACGGCATTATTTTTCAGCCTCCGCAAACAGCGGCGGCCTGCTTTTTAATCTTTGTTTTAGTACACTATTTTCTTGTTTTAGCGTCTCATACCCATCTATTAAATTACCAACCCAAGCGACCAGATTCGTACCGTAGAATGGGCCTTTTGGGTCACCAAAGATTGACCGCAACCGAGCTATGTCCCCGCTAATATCCATCTATTCACCGCCTTTTTCTTTTATCGGGTTCCAACTTTGGTCCCAGTATTTGCCTGCGTTAATGTTCAATCTTCACCGCCTTTCAAACATAACGGCTCACCGGTTTTGACCCAGTGGTGAACACATTCTTTTGTATGCCAACCACCTGGGTCGCCGTTTGTATATTCAACAGCAGACATTATTTCCCCGCGCCGAAAAGGTCTTGTACACGTCTGCGGCTCAGTACCAATAGCTGCCATAGTTAGCTTTACCTCAGCCATTTTTATTCACCGCCTTTCGCAGCTTTTGTTTCTTTGATGTCCTTGCGGATTCTTTGCACTTCGGTTCAAAGAAAGGGATGCCACCGCTCCTAAGGCCAAGACAACATGGCCCGTAAGACATTTCGCTGCGACTTCCGGACACAACTGTTCTCCGCCGCTATAATTTTTTTCATTTTTCAGCCCTTAAATTTCGGCGGCGGACCGCCGAAGTAACAAAGCACCAAGAACAAAATCACGGTAACAAGCACAGGTATAAACGCCATTCTTTCACTCCTTTATTTCCTGCTTCTCAAAATACCGAGCAAGCCTATCATCATTAAAATAATGCCCGCTATTAACAGATTCGGGTCAGTCATTTTTCAGCCTCCGCAAGTAAAGGGACATCATATAGGCCCAACGAACCTTTGACCGGAAACGGCTCAATGGGTTTAACATCGGCAAGCAACCAGGCATAAGCGCCCGGGTACAAGACGCATATTGCCGCTGTTTCGTCCTCTTTTGTCATTGGTCTGCAGTCCACTACGGTTACGATACACAGGGCTTTTCCTGTTGGCAGGCCATTTATCTTGGGTTGTTTTGAGGCGCAGATAAGCAGCGGGCCTCTGTGCCGTGTATACCAGCGCCGCGTTTCAATCGTCTTTCTGCCCTGGGCAATCCAGCTTGCCCACGGCTGCTTTAATGAGATAGCCTTCATTTTTCAGCCTCACTTTATTTTCATTGCCTGTTTGGCTATTGCTATTAAATTTATTTCCTTTTCCGTTGCCGCCCACGCCGCCGCCCGCGCCGCCTCTGCCCACGCCGCCCACGCTACCTCCGCCACCGCCCCCGCCGCCCACGCCGCCGTCCTCGCCGCCCACGCTACCTCCGCCACCGCCCCCGCCGCCCACGCCGCCTCTGCCGCCTTTTGACTCCTGTCCTTGCCGGACAGCCAGTTTTGGGCCCACTCAACAAACCTTGGCTCTTTGTAAACTTCAAGTGCGCATAAAATTCCAAAAGCAACTCTTTGCGTGGTCGTTATTTCCGGTAAGGGCAATTCCTCAAGCAATCGCATTTTGGTAAAACCATATTTTAATCCGCAATCAATCTTTTTTTTACCCCGAACCTGAACTTTCCAGGCACGCGGGTTTTTTATATCCCCGTATATAGAATTGAGCAATACCGCCAGTAAAATATGACTGTAACAATGCAGCCAGCCTTCCGTGCACAATTCCCCTTCGCCAGAGGTCGTAACCCATTTGCCGATTTCCCATTGGAACCCGTCGTGCGCTTTTAAGTTTTGGTCTGTCAGTTTAACGTAATTCATTTTTCAGCCTCCGCAAACAGCGGCACGCTTTCTAATAATCGCTCTGTAATCTCTTGCTGGCTTGCCGATATGCCGCTCCTCGAGAATTTCCCATTGAGATTTTATTAAGACATCGCCATTGGGTGTTTGCCGAGTTCTCTTTGTTTGTTTCTTGGGGATAGGCGGCAACAACACCATAATCATATCTTTTGGCCTTGTTTTGCCGTCTAAAACCAATTCGTAGCCCTCTGGCAAAGGGAGAGATGTTTCAAAAAAATAAGCACGTCCGCACGCGAATCCCGTGTGTATAACTATCCCGTTTTTAACCTCATTACCCATATTCACTCCTTTGCAAACAGCGGCACAGACGGCCCGCTGCTCGGCTATTTAATGCGTCTTTTTACACTTTTAATCCTGAAATACTTTGTTCTCTAAAAACAAACCATCCCGCCTGGTGATATGCCATTAGTTCGGGGGTAGCATCGCCGTGAGTTAGATAACCCAATACTCGTCGGCCTACTCTAATGCCAAAAATCCAACGACGGCCACATTGAAGATTATGCAATAAAAATGCAAGTCCCAAATACTTGGTTTTCCACTGCCATCCACAAAATACTCCTTTAGGTTTAATAAGTTTAACAGCCATTATGTTCTCCTTTGCACCTTTTCAAATAACGATTTCTGCCCGGCCTGCTGCTCGGCCTTTGCCATACATATAATTATTGGGCCTTTGTGCAGGGGGCATTTTTTAGGAAACGCATCGCCGCCAAGCACCTCATCGGTCGCATTGCAGCTAAACTCGCCTTTCATAATGCCGCAAGCGTGCAAGTGGCGCAGGGGACACTCATCACAGTCGCCGCATACAATTTTATTTAGGAATTTGTCGAGCATTATCTGTTGGCCTCAAAAAGAAGCCCTTGACCGTTTTCTTTGCTGCACAAGCCTTTTCTCAACGTTTGTAGCAGTTCAAAGATAGGGTGATGAATATCACCCCCGCGCTTGTCATAAATCATTGATTTTAATTTATCTAAATCTCGCTGTTGGTCTGCCGATAGTTCAGTTTTGCGAATATCAGCCGGTATAGTTTTGCCCTGTTTCTGCATCAAATGTGTTGCCAAATAACAGTAAATTTCTGTGTGGTTACGTGATGGGGGAGCTGCTAAACTTGCTGTCATAAGAAACGCCAACACTTCAGCATCGCCAACTTTTTCAATTGTTGTTAAAGTAGCTGCTGTTGATATGATGCCTAACATTATTCGTTCATGCCGTATCTCATCCAGTAACCAATTAGGCAAAGTGTCAGCCCAGCCGCCACTTGATACCACGAGTCGGTTTTCTTTTTTACTCTTCATCGCTTCCCTGCATTAGTTATGCGGGATAAGGGGGCAGGCGTACACAAGCACGTGCCCCCTGCACAGCATTGTTACCATTTTACTATTTGTGATTTTTCAACATTTTTCACTATTTGCTTTTAGCCCTTGCGGGCGGTTAAACTTCTCCGCCGTCCCGCTTCGGCGGGGGGTTAATTATTTACCGCCTCTTTTAGCTTCATACTTCTCGCAAATGTGCACCAATCAGATATTGATGACCGGTGTTTATCATCCCATCGTTTTACCTGCTTAGTATCGGTACTATTCTTGGTTAGTTCATCATATTCCTCACGATATGCTGGTGGACAAACCGCAAATGTATGGGCTGCATCAATAACTTCATCTATTCGTTCGTTCATCGTTTTTTGGTATCTCTCTTCCTGTCCATCGGAAAAACCTACAAATACAACTAACGTACATGGCATTTTCTCGCCACCAACAAGTTCAACGCCAGCCCTGCCGCCACCAACATATAGAGCAACCGCTTCTGCAATATCATTATCCGGCGCAAGAAATGTTATAGGGTCACTTGGTGTAATAAAGTTGTATAGCTTCATAATCATTTTCCTTTTCGGCGGGGGGTTAATAATTCACTTCGTCCGGCGAAGGCACAACGGCCTGCCAGTACATTGCTATAAACTGAATACACTTATCGATAAAGTCGGTCATTTCATCTTTCTTCAAATCCGCAAGGCTGGGCACATAGGAAACTTCTTTGCCTGTCGGTGATTTAATGTAGCGCTTCAAAAAATGACCTTTAAGTAAGCCTTTAACTTCTTCGTTTGTATAACCGGACGCCTGAGACGCCACTTCAAAAACAACACCGTGAATATATCGCAACTGTTGAAGGCTTTTCGGGTCTTGCGGCTTTTGAATGATTTCTTCGTAATCGCCATCCTTGAGGCCGAATATGTAGGCAGTTCGTACTTCAGGCCGGTCGAATATCAATTGACCATTTTTCTTAACCACTTTGAACTTTGGCTGTAGCATCCTTGTACCTTGCTATTGTTAAAATGGGAAATCATCATCTGGCGGCGGGTCATCGCCGACATAATCACGGTTAGGTTGGCCGCCTCTGTCAGGAGTTGTTCCGGTGTCACCGACAAACTGAAAACTCTCAACCGTAATCTTGTGCTTGCTGCGTTTCGTACCATCTTGGGCGGTCCAACTGTTAAAAGTCAATCGGCCCTCGATAAACAACGGCTTACCCTTGGTAAGATATTTGTTTATGTTTTCACCGGTGCGACCAAAGGCTTGACAGTCCACGAAACAAATCTCCTCTTTGTCCTCGCCACCTTTACTTTTCCACTTGCGATTTACAGCAAGTCCGAAATCAACTACAGCAGTCTGACTGGGCAGGTACGACAATTGCGGGTCTCTGGTCAGATGCCCCATCAACAAAACCTTATTGTAATTAGACATAACTACTCCTTTGCTTTATCATTTTTCCAATCTTCTTCGACATCCGAGTACACCATACCGTGAAAACCGGCAAGCTTTAGGATGACTCTGTCCTTGGCCCGTTTTTCGGCTATTGCAAAAACGTATGGCAGGAATGTAGTTGCTGGGGACGCTTCACCGTAAGACCATTCTTTAACATGCCCCATTTGGCCAATAACCAGTAAGACGACCTCTCTGTGTCCTTTGTCATCCGTTGTATTTACAATAACTTGCGGCAACTCAAATACTATGCCAGCCTTTGCCGCTATCTGCTCACAATATCTATGGTATATTACCCAGTTGGTTTTAGTTATTTTCTTGTGTGTGCGCGTACACGGCCATAACGCATCCATAACGGAAATATCGTATTTTGCGAGTATCTTCTCAACTAATGGGTCAAGCACACCTTCAAACTTTGATTTTTCACCATAACCCCCTCCTGGCGGCGGTTCACCAATAACTGTGTCAATTTTGAAGTCAGTGGCTTTGATAAGAAGTCTTTTTTCTTGGTCTCCACCTTTGTTCGTAAACTCGTCAATAGTTGCTTGCTGAATTAGCAGGTTGTTTTGTTTTACTACAGGGTTAAATGAGCCGTTCGATACTATTGCCCATATATGCCCAGTAATATCAGTCAGTCCAAGTTTTTGTGTCCATTCTTGTTTGGATTGTTTTTTTGGCAAGGTCTTATCGACCTGCTCCGGCGCCCCTGCAGTTGTTACTACTACATCCAATTCTTTTACCACGTTGCCAACGGCTTGCCTTTTTGCTTCTGTAATTGTTATCATTTTTTACACCTGCCTTTCTGGTCTGAATACAGCTAAAATTGCCGCCTTTGTTGATTCGTTAAGAATTTCTAATTGTGGATGCGGATACATCATCGGGTCTTGAACCCTTAATGTCTTTTCCCCGATTAGTTCGATAGCTTTATCTTTTGCTTCTTGATTAAGCCAGTCATAGCTGGGGTTACTTAAAAATCGCCTTGCTATTTCTGGGCAAATTGTCGCAAAGGATACGTTCATCTTTCCTGCCTTTCATGTTCTAATTCTAAATAGTATTCCGTCTTGCAATCATCGGGGCAAAACCATTCACCGGTTTCTTGGTCATAGACCAAACAGCCAACACAGCCTTCTTCGCCGCACTGTCCGCAAGTCAGCACTTCTTCCGGCCAGTTAGGGTCGATTTCGCGACTACATTCACAGTAAAGTACGCCATCTGCTGTATAGGCCATTGCTTATTCTCCTTTGGCTCTATTTTCAGTTTTGCGCTTATCAAAAAGGTTCCATTTTAATTGCCGGGCCATTTTTAATTTGCGTAGCCAGTCTGTCGCCGTCGCGCTTTGTGTCACATACCGGCCCGCAACGCTTGTCAAAAGTGGACGGTAGCAACTTGTCGAAAAGTGTTGCCCTTGCCAACTCATCAATCGGCGATGGCAGGATTATTGTTGTCATATTTCCAGTTCCAGGACTACTCTCGGCGGCATTGCGTCAAGGTATTGGCGCAGCTTTGCGTAACAGTTATTAAAGCCGATATAAGAAGAACATATACAGCTCTTCTCCCCATTGTCGGCGATTGCGCAAGCATCCCATACGGGCCGGCAATGATTAGCGTTCCAACTTTGTACTATTTGATATTTAGCCATTAGAATTTCCTTTTAGAATAATCAGGTAACCACAGGCACTTAATGCCAGTCCACAGGCCAGCTAAAATAGATTTAAGAGGGGTCATTTTTATTCTCCGTATGGATATTGCCGATGATTTCCGGCTGTTCTACACGACAAAGCAATTCAATAAATTTGCCATTCTTGTCAGTGATAACCCAAGCCAAACTCCTCGTTGACCACGCCACGACTCCAACATAATCTGCTTGTTCGCCTCGTTCTAATTTGATTGCATCGAAAGTCTTTATTATGTCATCGTTGTATATATCTTTTTCATTCTTGTCCGGCAGGCCGGTGGATTGCTGTGAATTGTCAAGAGCGTGAGCCAATCCGTTCGTGCGGTCTGGCCCAACAAAAGATAAATCGCTTAAAAACCCCCAGTAGTGCCAATGATGAAATTTATCATTAACATAAACTGCTTGCCTGAATTTTATCTCTCTCATAATTCACCTCTTATAAATTTATCATTGCAGCGGGGATAGGCCCCGCGTAGAGACTACTCCTCTTCATCAAACGGCAGAGATGTTTGCTTTTCGTCATCGTTCATCGGGCGCCGCATAATCTCTTCACCGGTATCAAGTCGCCGCGTAAAAGTAACAAGGGCTTCATAATCGAGGACGTTTTCGCAATCGACATTTCCGTAAGTATATTTATTGCGCACCAGTTGCTGTTTTTCTGTTATCTGTGCGTCAAGTGCCGCTTCTCTGGCCTTGAAGGCTTTCATTGCAGCCTCTTTTTCACCTTCCAGACGGGTCTTGTTGTCAAGAGCAGTTGCCAGGTCATTACCGGCTTGCAACACCTCGTCTTGAGTCAACTGTATCTGTAGAAAGTGCGCCTCTTTGGTTGTCTTGATTTTTGGTATTTCTTTGGTCTTTTTTGTTTTTGTTGCTGTTGCCATAATAATTCCTTTCTGTTAATGGTTAATAAAAACGGCTCATTGCCGGTTGGTTGTAATAAAGTGGGCACAATACCTTTGGGGGCATCACGCCCACTTCGGAGGGAGGTTATGAAAAACTGTAAGAACCGCCAAGGAATAATAGGGCGGGCGGAGGAGAACCCGCCCTTTAGCGGAGGGGGTAATAATGACTGGCTGGCAGCGCGGAGTATATCTGCCAGCCTACAATCAACACGGGGGGCTTATTATAATTGCTGCCAGCGGTTTAAGCGGGCAGGATTGGATACCTGCTATCCTGCGATTCTGGGCGCTTTGCGTCCTCTTGCGCAGGCGTTCCACCTCGTGCTTTAATTCACGCCGCCGCCTGTGCCCCTCTTATTGTTTATCGGTGAGGCCCCGCTGGCAATAGAGAAAGTGCTTATTGGGCCTAAAGGTTTTAATTATGCGATTCGGCGGGCAGGCCGAGCACGGCGACCCGCTTTGCCTGCTTTCTATTCCCGTTCACCGCCGCCGAACCGCAGATTTTAAGGGCAGGCAGGATTGATTACCTGCACGCTTTGTGTCGCTATTCCGTGTCCCGTATTCCCAGCGGCTACCACGATAAGCCCGCGTATAATTTCGCTACTGCCCTTATTTCATAAGATACCGGCGGGCAGGATTGGCATTACCCGCTACCTGCTGGCCCGCACTTACACCGTCAAGTGGAGCGGCTCTCGCCTCGGTGTTACAAATAAGCTGCACTTATTCGGCATTCCCGCGCTTGCACACACGCTACCGCCAGTATCTTATTTTTCAATCGAAGGCCGAGGCAGGGATTTGCACCCTGCAAGAGGATGTCCGCATAGCCGCTGGTAATTCAGCGCAAGCTAAGTATCACATCGTTTGAGCCAAGCAAGCCCAATCCAGTCTGACGATTGCGTTTACCTATTCCGCCACTCAGCCTTCGATTATTTCGTATGGGTGTTGACTTGCAGCCGCTAAGTGTTTAGTATACCTGTTGACCGTAGTCATCGGGGCGTAGCTCAGTATGGTGGAGCGCTTGACTGGGGGTGGAACTTGACTCAAGGCACGCGCTGACCCGAACACGAGCACGGTCAATCGCGTCACGCCTGTTTTTTACCCCAAGATAGACCATCGTTGTTTTCAAATCTGAGTGCCCCGCGATTTCTGCAACCTCTCGTAAAGTCAAAACTCCTGATAAGTCCGTCAAACAAGTTGCGCGGAAATCGTGGAACCGCCCCTTGACCTGGGCTTTTCTTTTAAGCGTTCTGAAAGTAACATCAAAGTTTGTAATCGGCGATAATCTCATTCGGTCAGACAGCATACCTACCTTCTGCATTTCCAAGAGATGATAGTATCTGGCGGGCTTTAATAAGATATACGGCTGGGTTTGGGGGATAGCAAACATCAATTCGGTCAGTAGTCCGGCAACCTGTTTTGCCAAAGGCACTATCCGCTCTTCTCTGTCCTTCGGCTGCCAGGGCCAGTGAGATTCATCTTGTTGTTTGGCCCGAACAGTAATAGTCTCGCCAGAAAAATCAATGTCCTCTGTACATAGATTCTGCAATGCTGATTTCCTCATAGCCGTTGTACGCGCCAGCAAAAGAATTGCTATCCAGCGGAGTCTGTTTTCAGGCCGCATATCAGCACAGGCTTTTAATATCCGGCTAAACTCCTCAAACTCATAAATCTTCGGCAGGTGCTTTTTGGCAGGCGGCTTGCGAATCTCAAAAAACGGGTTGGATTTCAAATAACCCTTGTGAACACACCAGCTAAAGACAGGTGATACTGTCTTTTGATAAATCGCCGGTGATGAACCGCCAAGCCTGTCCATCCAAAATCTCTGGACAGTGATTGCCTGCTCTTGCCGGAAATTGCCTACCCTCATATCACCCACAGCCTCAATCAGTTGACCCCACGCTACTTTAGTCAATCGTGTCGTGTTTGCAGCCAGTTTGCGTTGTTGTAAGTATGTGTCAATTAAGGTACTTAGCTTTGGTTTGTGCAGCCACTTAAACATAATCTCCTCCTTTCTATTTCGGCGGCTGCAAGCCAACCCAAAGCCAGCAGCTTACAGCCAAAAAAGGGATTCGTCAAGTAACTGCGCCAACACCCTTGTTTGTGCCCCATATTCACTTATAAGAGAACGTTATTGTGTTATTCTGCTGTTGAGTCCTGTGCGATTTCGGTGATAACCTCTATCAGCCTGTCGCCTAAGTTTTTCCGCTTATCAGCGGGTTCACGTGGTATTTTAAGTATATCAGCACACTCAGTGCAGAGTTCATAGTGGACATAACATGTTTGATAATGCCCAATATCGAAACGTATGAGTTGCCAATCATTTGGCAGTCCTGTTATTTGACCCGCCTTTTGTTCAACCTGTTTTCCGCATTTATCGCATTTGTGAATTATCATTTTCCCTTATCCTTTCTTGTAAAAGATTCTTATATTAAACCGTGTCCGCCGCCTTTGGCTTGCTGGAGCTACGGTTATTCTTCAAGTGCTTGGTCAATTATTTGATTAACGCTTACTTGGTTAAAGTATCTTTTTGCATTTGCAATATCTTCATCGCTTATACAACAACGCCGAATCGTTTCAATAAGTTCATCTTCTAAATCATTCCAATCCATTCCCTTATCCTTTCTCGGCCACTTGCGGCGGCAAAATTATTGGCATCCAGTGGGTAATATCAGCCAAATTTAAGTCATGCGGAGCGTTATATCTTTCCCATCGTTCATAAGGAAAATGCCGTGTTGCAACTGTCCATGCTTTCCCATCTGTGATTATGCAGAAATTTGATTGGTCATAGGTTTTTATTCTTTTCGGCAGCCCCTCACTTACTGGTATCCAGCGGTGCTTTTCAAGTTCGGCTTGGAGTTGCTCAAGTGTATCCATAGCAATTTTAAGAGTTTGCTTTTGGTAAGCACTTTTCATCAAATGCCGCAAACATCCTAATCTGTTTATAATTTCAGTCATTTTCAGCCTCTTTTCCTTATGCCCCGCAGCTTCTTTATGTATTCAGCTTGTTGTTGGGCTATGGTCATCTTATTTACCCAGTTTAGGCCGCTTCAAGGCCCCAATGCCTACCGGCGGCGAGGTTAAATTCAGGCTTCGGTTCGGGTCAAATTCTATAGGGTCAAGTTGCCAATGCTCCGCACCGGCCTGGTTAAATTCAATGACGGTCCGCTGAAAACCAACAAAATGACCTTCTGAATCAACTAATCTTTTATATTGCGGATTTGTCATTTCAGATTTCTTTTGTTACTTGACTTTGCCGAGCCTCATAAACTTCTTGGCGATGTATCGGTATGTCTTCGGGTGCTGTAAAACCCAGCTTGACAAATTTGCTCCCGATTTCGACAACTGTGACTTTTACATCATCGCCTATCATAATTGATTCGTTCTGCTTCCTGCGCAAAACCAACATCTGTATTCTCCTTTTGTTAATATAGGCAAACTTTTCCCTTGACAAGGGCTGTATCGATATCATAGAATACCTGCAACGTGTTATCATCACAGACGCAGGCAGCTCGTAGGGAGGCGGGATATTCCAGCAATACAGGGGTACGCGCAATCTCCTTATCATCTACGCACCCCGTAATACAACCGGCCTCTTGCCGGTTTAATTTGTTTTCTTTTTGGCGCATTTTTGGGTCTTTTCGTACTTTGCGTGTAACTTTAAGAGTTTTTCGTAGAAGTCGATGGGGTTCGCCCACCAGCTATACTCTGGGTTGCTACAAGAAAAATCCTTATCTATCAAACGGCCTGGACAGGACGAACAACCCCCTTTGTAGCCATTGTCATAGTCGCAAAAGAAACAATAGAAACAATTGCCCGCAATGTCGCTTAGGTTATATCCGTACAGTTCCAACCATTTTCTCTTTAACGGGCCTACAGTTCTTTCGTCGCCTGCGGCCTGGCGCTCCGCAACCCACCCTGATAACTGCAATTGTTTTTTCCAGGTTTTATCAAGAGATAGTTTCATTGTGTCGTCCTTACTTTATTTCTTCTGGCGTTTTTTGGCCTTTTCGTACTCCTTGTGGAGTTCTACCAGTTTTTCGTAGAAGGCGATGGGCTTGTTGTGCCAGCTATACGCTGCATCGTCACAATCAAAATTCTTATCTACCAAACAGGCTGGACAGGACGAACAAAACCCTTCGTGGCTACCGTCATAGTCGCAAAAGAAACAGTCGCAATCAATATCGCCCTGCTCGTATCCGTGCGATTCCAACCACACAATCTTTAAGACACCTGTATTTGTTTCGTTGCCTGCGCGTTTGCATTCAAAAAGCCACTCCCACATTCTCAAGCATTCTTTCCAGGTTTTATCAAGCGATAGTCTCATTTTTCCGTCCTTCCGGTTCCTTTATCCACATGCGGCAGTCGCCGTCCCGGTATGGCGTAAAACCCTTACTTATCAGGATAGCTTGCATTTGGCGGAGCGCCGTTGGAACTCCAACCGTAAAACCTTTGCTCAATATGGTATTTACTAATTTGCTGAAATTCCCTTTTCCGGGATGGCGCGATTCGATAAATGAAATAATTATCATATCGCCGCGCTTCCACAGGTATCCGAAGAATTTGTCTTCCGTGAAGCCTAATTCGTTGGCAATGGGTGTATTAAGTTCAATGATGCCATCAATAAAAGAGGCGGAGGGCTTATTGTTGCTGGACGGCAAACAAGGGGGGCCGCTCCGCCCGGAAAGTTGCATAGTGCTTTCGTGGTTGTTTTGGCTTCGGTTGATTAGTTTGCCGTCCATTTTGAAATTCCTTTTAACTTGTTCAATTACAATTAGAACATATATCGACAGGATTGCAAGAGTTTTTTTAGAAAAAATCTAAAATAATTATAACTTGTGTAACGGCAAATACTTATATAATAAAGAAAATGGCACAAAACGACAAAATCCAAGCCGGATGGCGATTGCCAGATAATTTGAAGCAAGAATTTATTAAATTTGCAGACAAGCCTATAGAGGATGAGTTTGCGGCAGCAGTTTACCTTTATATGAAAATGCCCAAGAATATACGGGAACTTGCTAAACTTGAGATAAAGAGTCGGTCAATTGTTTCCCCACAGTTTTGGGATACTTTTGCTGGAGCTCTTCGAGAGGGAATACAAGTCCAACTGAGTATCCGAGAGCAAAAGCAACGGATTCTTCGCAAAAAGTAAGTTCTTTGACAATTTCTTCGATTTGCTTTTCATCGATTGACATAACTGCCTTCTCCTTAACAGGTTATGTCGGCCCCCCGTTAATATCCCCGCTAAATGGCGCCGAAGGGGTCGGCAAAGGTGAAGGGTTGTATAGCAGGAATGTTACCGACTGTCAAGCGGAAAGTGATAGTCTTTACCTATATTTACAGACTTTTTAGCGAAAGGGGAAAAATGAAAATACTTGGTTATTTTTTCTTATTGGTTTTGGCCGTAGTAGTTGGAATTGTTCTAACTATATTTTATTTCGACCCTTATATACTTGATAAAAATACCGAACCTCGTTATCAATTGCGATTTGGCACAATTACCCATATGAGCTGGAAGCCTTCCGATTCAAAAGCAACTTCTTATCAGGGAAATGAATTTAATTATAATTTTTGCTTTAAACTTGATACATACACTGGAGATATTTGGGAGTATAAAACCGAATATTTTGATGACCCAAATACTTATGTATTAAGTAAACATGGCTTTTTTCCTGTTCAATATAATCAATTTGCTAATACTTATACCGAGCGATATTATATCGATTTATTCAAGCGTACTGAAAATGAAAAAATACGAGAACAAAAAAGGTACTCAATTAAAGATTTGATTCAAAACTCCGATACGAATCAAATTCCACTTAAATAATCCTTGACAAACCCGCTCTGCTATGGTATAATGCGGCAACTTTAGGAGGTTTTAAGATGAAATACCTGCTTTCACTTATCGTAACTCTTGTTCTGATAAGCACTTGCAACGCAGCAATCATCACTATTGAGGCCGATGATTTTGCTGCCGGCACGGATATGGGTATGATTTACGATGATATAAGATTTCGTACTTACAATTTTGCAGGTGGTAAAAGTAGCACTATTTTCGCATTAGAATCATCCAATCCCCTGGGCCTCTTTGGTGATAATTCAATCGGCTGGCAAGACCCTGCAACATCTCTTTTCTATGAATGGTGGTGGAACGTACCCCGTCTTGAAATAGTCATCGACAACGGTTTTGCTTACCGTATCGATATAAGTGTTACGGCCAAAAGCGGCACGATACCCGGCCCTGTGTTCGTCAAAAGTTATAATAAGTGGTACGAAGTGCTTACGGCAAACTCTACTACCCCCAGTTCTGCTCACATCTCAAATCTTTATACCTATCGTGAAGCCTGCGACATAAAGTATTTTAAGGTTTATTCGTTGGCCTGCTTTGCCCTGGATAACATCCGTATCGACTATCAGCCTGAAGTGCCCGAACCCTCAACTATCATTCTTCTTGCTGGGGGGTTGTTGTTTTTGCGGCGCCGTTCATATCCGCCTGCGCATCCTGGCGTATCTGCTTAATACCGTCCAAAACCTGCTGTGCCAGTTCCTCAACCGTTGCCAGCTTGGTATCGATAAGAAATAATCGCCGGTTTTGTTCGGTCTCATCTGCCATCTTTCAGCCCCAGCCCGTTCATTATTAAATCTACTTTTGTTTCAATGCTGGCAAGTTTAGTCTCAATTCTGGCAACGGCAACACTGTTCTCATTTATCTTTGCCTGTTGTTGCGTAACCGTTTCCTTGAGTGTATTGACCCGTTCACGGTATGTGGCAAAGGTAGCAAAAGGGCTGCCT